TGCCAACTCACCTGCAACAAGATCAGGATTTGTCAGAATATCTTGACGACCAATTGCAGCAGCAAACGCCGTATAATTATCCTTGCCAGTCAACTGAATTGGCCCACGACCACGGAATTTATATCCATCCCCCGATGACTCTGGTCCATTACCCATGCGGTTGGCATAAACCTTATTAGCAATCTTTTCTGGTTTACGAGCATACCCGGCAGTCGAAGCGATTGTTGGGAAATACTTTTTAAAGATGCCATTGAGACCCTTGTCAGAGTAGTTTAAGTTCTCAGAGAACGCTTTAAAGTTATTCGACTCATGAGCACACTGACCGAAGAAGTGTGCTGCCTGATTGTTGGTGAGTTTGAAGTAGTCTCTAGCAGCCTTATATGTGCCAGCGCCCCACTTGCCATCTGCAGCAATGCCGCACTTAGCTTGTAGTGCTTGAAGCGGTCCAAGACCCGCAACATTTGTGCTAGGTGCAGCAGCCTTAGCAACCTGTCCTACTGCTTGTGTCACAGGTGCTCCAGCATCTTTTGTTGTCGAAGGATCAAAGTCAGCAACAGGAACATACTGAGTTCCACCTGCTTTAGACTTCTTAGCAATCAAGCGCTGCTTACTATTGCCGCCTTCCTTCTTAATTGATGCATGAACCCAACCAGAATTCTTGTCACCGGCAGCATAGAACTCTAGGATGACCTGGTCAAACTCTAGATTGTCGGCAACCCAATCGGCAACAGTTTTGTTATCGATGCCTTGAATTTCAAAATCGATAGCCTGCCCGTTAACATGTTGTGAGGTCTTCGAACCACCAACAGCCTTGTTTACTGCGGGAGCTCGATATGATGAATTGATTGTGACTGCCTTGCCAAAATGAGCACGAACTGGCTCAAGGATCTTCTCGCAACAGTAACGCATATTTTCGATATGTTCTGCTGTTGGAACGTTCGATAGACCTAACTTCTTTGCAGTTGGTGATACGATCATTTCTTCTAGGTTGAAATGCTCAGTTAATTTAGTTGCCATGATTATTTCCTATTATGGTTGACATTCTTATAATTTTATGCTATTTATAAACATTGCAATATTTCTGGAGATTACATGTCTGCTTTCTATACTAATGTTCTACTAAACCGCAATGACATTCTACTCCGTGGATATGAGAACGGTCAGCGCATCCAGCGCAAAGTTCCTTACAAGCCCTATATGTTTGTCCCATCCCCCGAAGGCGCCTATAAGACGCTTGACGGTCAACCTGTAGGTCGGATGGATTTCGATAGTATTTATGATGCTCGTGACTTTAACAAACGTTATGAGGCAGTCGATAACTTTACCATCTACGGGTTGAACAACTTTCAGTATACCTACATCTACGATAGTTATAAGGGTGAGATCCAGTATGATCCTGCTCTTGTTTCTGTTGTTACTATCGATATTGAAGTTGATATCACAGATTCGATGCCCGAGATTGAGACGGCAATGAATGAAGTAACTGCTATCACACTTGGTCGAGATGGGCAAAAGGTTGTTCTAGGTTGTGGTGAGTATAAAGAACATCAACCTAACATCAAGTATTATCGTTGTAAGGACGAGGCAGCACTACTGCAGGTATTCATTGACCTTTGGTGTGGTCCTACATATTCGCCTGATATTGTCACTGGTTGGAACGTAGAATTCTTTGACGTTCCTTATCTAGTCAATCGTATTAATCGAGTGCTCGGTGACGGGGTTGCTCGTAAACTCTCTCCTTGGGGAATTCTAAACGAAACACAAATTGAAGTGCGCGGCAGAAAGCAGCAAGCGTATATTCCAGCAGGTATCACTGTTCTTGATTATCTTGCTTTGTACCGCAAGTTTTCTTTTACTCCCCATGAGTCTTATACACTTGATCATATTGCTAACTACGAACTAGGTGAGCGTAAGCTTGACTATTCTGAGTTCGATGGTCTGAATGGTTTGTATCGTGATAACTACCAGAAGTATATTGAGTATAACATCCGAGATGTTGAACTGGTTGAGCGACTTGACGATAAGTTGAAGATGATTGAACTGGTCATGGCAGTCGCCTATGATGCTAAGGTTAACTATCAGGACACCTTTGCTACTGTGCGACCATGGGATGTTATCATTCACAATTATCTACTTGACCGAAACATTGTTATCCCACAGTTCAAAGAATCCTTTACTGACCATTCTATCATGGGTGGTTACGTTAAGGACGTTCAAGTTGGTGAACATAAGTGGGTTGTGTCTCTTGACTTGAACTCGCTGTATCCCCATATCATCATGCAGTATAATATCTCGACCGAGACCTTCCGCGGTAAGTTGCCTGGTTCGCTTTCGGTTACGGATGTTCTCAACGGAAGTTTGAACCAGTATAAGGACTACATGAAAGAGAACAATGTTGCAGTAACTGCTAACATGTGTATGTTCTCAAAAGAAAAGCAAGGGTTCCTTCCTCGTCTAATGTCAAAGATGTATGACGACCGAGTCGTCTATAAGAAGCAGATGATTGAGGCGAAGAAGGCTCTAGCAGCAGCGCCTAAGGGTTCGAAGGAGGCAATTCAAGCAGACAAGGATGCTGCTCGATTCCACAACCTGCAACAGGCAAAGAAGATTCAGTTGAACTCAGCTTATGGTGCCTTGGCAAATAAGTATTTCCGCTGGTTCGAACTTGACTTCGCTGAAGGTATCACCTCGTCTGGTCAGTTGTCAACCATGTGGATCGAGCGTGAACTGAATGATTATCTGAACAAGTTGCTAAAGACAAAGAAGAAGGACTACGTTATCGCTTGCGATACTGACTCCGTATATCTTACTCTTGATGGTTTGGTTCAACAAAGCATGCCCGGTGAAACTGATATTCAAAAGATCGTCAAGTTTCTAGACAAAGTTGCCAATGATGCGCTTGAACCATTCATTGATAAGAAGTATGGTGAACTCGCTGAGTATGTCAATGCGTATGCTCAGAAGATGGTGATGAAGCGCGAGTCAATTGCCAACAAGGGCATCTGGAAAGCCAAGAAGATGTATATCCTCAACGTCTATAATGAGGAAGGTGTCGCCTATGATGAACCCAAGTTGAAGATGAAAGGCATCGAGGCTATTCGAACTTCTACACCGATGGTTTGCCGAAAAGCAATTATCGATGCGCTTAAGTTGATTATGAATAAGACAGAGATCGATCTGCAGAACTATGTCGCTGAGTTCCGTGATACGTTCATCAATTTGCCTGTTGAAGATATATCCTTTCCTCGCGGTGTTCGAGGACTAGGCAAGTGGCGTGATGCTGCTACCATCTGGAAGAAGTCAACACCTGTTCATGTGAAGGGCGCACTGATTTATAATCACTTGCTCAAGTCGATGAAATTGACTGATAAATATCAACCCATCAACAATGGTGAGAAGATTAAGTTCTGTTATCTTAAGAAACCTAATCCTCATCGAGTTGATGTTATCACGTTCCCAAGTCGACTGCCTCCTGAGTTAGGCCTTGACCGATACATTGACCGTGATATGCAGTTTGAGAAAACGTTTATCTCACCACTAACTAGTATTACAGAAGCTATCCGGTGGGATATCGAGAAGAAATCCAACCTAGATAGTTTCTTTGCATGAGGACAATATGAGTAAACCAAACATAGAAATAGATGACTTTGACTTTGGATTCACTACACTTAGTGAAGAAGAACTCAAGTTACGAGAGAAAATTGTTATTGATGGAGCCACCGGTGCTGCCAATGCAAAACTAGAACAGATGTATAAGTTGATCTTACCACTACTTAATAATCTCGCTAAGGACGCTGATACTAATGAGTATATCAAGTGGCCTAATCGTGGCGCCAAGATCAAACAATTTATTGAAAAACTAGATCAAATCAGAAATAGTGCTTGACATAGTCCCACTATATGTGTATATTGAATAATAGGCAATGAAGGAGAAACCATGTCACTAATTGATAAACTACAAAAGAATTCCACGATTAAACTAACAGATGTGCTTGAGGACTCTAAGTTCTTTGCCGATAAGGATATGATCACAACGTCTGTTCCTGTGATGAATGTTGCATTGTCCGGTTCGCTTACCGGCGGGTTCACACCAGGCCTTACTATGTGGGCAGGCCCATCAAAGCACTTCAAGACAGCGTTTTCGCTGTTGATGGCAAAGGCATATATGGATCAGTATCCTGATTCTATTCTGCTATATTATGACTCTGAGTTTGGCACACCGCGAGCATACTTTGACTCATTTGGTATCGATAAGAAGCGGGTTCTTCATACCCCCGTGACTGACGTTGAGCAGTTGAAGTTCGATCTAGTCAATCAGTTGAATGATATTGACCGCAAGGATCATGTTGTCATTGTTATTGACTCTATCGGCAACCTAGCATCAAAGAAGGAAACCGAAGATGCTATGAATGAGAAGTCAGTTGCCGATATGTCACGAGCGAAGGCGATTAAGTCGCTGTTTCGTATCGTTACACCACAGTTGACTATCAAGAACATTCCTATGATTGTTATCAATCACACCTATATGGAAATCGGTATGTTCCCGAAGGCGATTGTTGGCGGTGGTACTGGTTCATATTACAGCGCCGATAACATCTTTATTGTTGGTCGTCAACAGGAAAAGACAGGCACTGAAGTAAGTGGATGGTCGTTCATCATCAACGTTGAGAAGTCACGCTTTGTTCGTGAGAAGTCGAAGATCCCAGTCACTGTATCATATGAAGATGGTATCAGTAGGTGGTCGGGTCTGCTCGATATGGCGATGGAATCTGGTCATGTTATTAAACCAAGCAATGGTTGGTATCAGCAGGTTGATATGTCAACAGGTGAGATCCTAGAGAAGAAATATCGCTTTAAGGAAACTGAAACAAAGGATTTCTGGGAACCTGTCCTAGCATGTCCTAAGTTTAATGAGTGGGTTAAGAATCGGTATCAGATTGCCCATGGTGCAATTATGCATGACGAGGAAACAGTGAGCGAAGTATACGATACAATCCTGGAGGAATAATACATGCGGACGGAAACAGTAATCCTGTCCAACCTCATCAGCAATGATGACTTTGGCAGGAAAGCAATTCCATTCCTCAGCACTGAATACTTCCATAATCGTTCCGATAAGGTTATCTTCGAACTTATTGGCGACTATGTTAATTCCTACAATGCTTTCCCTAGTCGGGACGCACTTCTCGTAGACCTAAGTAACCGCAGTAATCTGAGTAGTGATGAATTTACTGCTTGTGAGACATTGATCGCTGAGATCACTGCACCACAGTCAGATGAAAATAATGTTGAATGGTTGATTGATACCACTGAGAAGTTTTGTCAAGACAAAGCTATCTACAATGCTATCATGGAATCTATCAAGATTCTTGATGATAAGAAGGGTGAACTATCGAAAGGTAGTATCCCTCAGATCCTGTCGGATGCCTTGGGTGTATCGTTTGATACATCAATCGGGCATGACTTTCTAGATGATGCCCAAGAGCGTTTTGACTTCTATCGTATGAAGGAACAGCGCACTACGTTTGATCTAGATTACTTCAACAAGATTACCAACGGCGGATTGCCGAACAAGACACTGAATATTGCTCTTGCAGGTACCGGCGTTGGTAAATCTCTGTTCATGTGTCACTGCGCTGCAGCAAACCTAATGGATGGCAAGAATGTTCTCTACATTACGTTAGAGCTTGCTGAAGAAAAGGTTGCAGAGCGTATTGACGCAAACCTACTTGATATTCCTATCGGCGAATTGGCTCTTGTCCCCAACGAGACTTATTTCAAGCGTATGGGACGACTCAAGGAAAAGTGTAAAGGCAAGTTGATTGTCAAAGAATACCCTACCGCTAGTGCTGGTTCAGCGAACTTCCGCCATCTTCTAAATGAATTGAAGATCAAGAAGAACTTTGTTCCTAGCATTATCTATATCGACTACCTGAATATCTGCACCTCCTCGCGGATTAAACAGGGGTCGAATGTCAATTCATACACCTACATTAAAGCAATTGCAGAAGAACTTCGTGGCTTGGCAGTTGAGTTTAATGTTCCTATCATGTCTGCTACTCAGACCACTCGTAGTGGTTTCGGTAACTCAGATGTAGGACTCGAGGATACATCAGAATCATTTGGTTTGCCTGCTACCGCTGACTTCATGTTTGCTTTGATCTCATCTGAGGAATTAGCAGATCTAGGTCAGATAATGGTAAAGCAGTTGAAGAATCGATATAATGACCCCGATCATTATAAAAGGTTCGTTATTGGTGTTGACAAATCCAAGATGAGGTTGTATGATACTGAACAAGAAGCACAAAAGGACATTCTAGATGGACCAGTGATGGATTATACCCAAGTTGGTCAACGTATGAATGAAGAAGGTAAGATGTCTAAGTTTAAACAGAAGTTTGCTGATTTTACATAGGAGAAGAGTGATGGTTAACTACAAGATTACGAATGAACAGATGATCGATATTAATACAAGTTACGTTGAAATTGGTGGCGATATCTTGGAGCTCAAGACAAGTCAGATCGTAGCAGAGAAGTTGCCAATGAAGAAGGCTAAAGAGATGCTTCGGCATCTTAACTTTGGCGGCGCCTTTGATGGCACCACACCTGCATTTTTTTTGCAGAAAATTAAAAAAAATCCTCAAATGGCATAAAAATTTATATAAATAAAGTGCTAGTGCATGTAAGTATGACTAGATCATACTAGTGGCAAGATGCTTAGGCAACATGGAATTAACGGGGAAGCCGCAAGGCAGGTGGGGTTCCTCCCGTTCATGCACAGAAGGGCGGCTCGAAAGGGTCGCCCTTTTTTTGGGCTAAAAAGATTGTGTTTTTTTGAAAAGAACGCTTGACATTAATTCTAATATGTGCTACTGTCAATTATAGGATGAATTGAAGGAGTTTTGAAATGTTGTATGTGCTTCTAGGTGTGATTGATTACGAAGGTGAATTGGTCCTCGGTGTGTATTCTTCGCGGATGCTAGCTTGGGAAGCTCAGCAGTTGTATCATTCGAATGACCGCCTGCGTGGGTTCGATGCCTACCGGATTGAAGAACGAGCATTGGATGCAGGTCCTTACCTCGCTTTCGCATAATATGGTTGACATTAATTCGAATCCGTGTATAATCAGTAATGTAGCAGTGAAATAAGGAAATATATTATGTCTCTAGAAAACTTTTCGATACCGACCGATATGAGCTTCATGAATGGTCCGTGTAAACATTCGCAGATGATTCTCAATACCCCTGAGAATAAGCGTGAGCTTCCCTGTGATAGTTGCCCTAATATGAATGAATGTGGTCGTAACTACACTGAGTGCGTTGCAATGCGTGTTTGGGTTGAAACTGGTGACTACCAGGATAAGGATGTTGCTCGTCTCATCCGTTTGTGCAAGTAAGGAAATAAATTATGTCTACTGAATTGAAGCCCACTGAATCTATCAATGGTAATGTTATGCTGACTCGCTACTTCGGTGGTAAGGAACGTGGGGCTTGTCTGCAGGTAACCCCTCCTGGCGGTTCTATGACGCCTTACCTGTCTCTGACTAAGGAACAGGCTTTAGATCTGGCTGTGGCTCTGGTTGAGTTCGCCAACGGGAAGCGTGAAGAAAATGAGTAATTTTTAAAAAGAACGCTTGACATTAATTCGAATCTGTTGTAATGTAAATTATAATGATGATGAAAGGAAACAAAATGTCTGTTTTAACTCCATATACGTATGACGTTGAATTTTCGCAACCTTTGACGCAATCGCAAATTGATTATTTGAACGATTGTATTCAAAATCTTCCATGTGAAAACGATGATGAATGTCCCGAATTTTCAACGAATATTGAATTGCGAAAGGATTGATTATGCCCATTCAAAATAGACGACCCGCCCTCGCAGATGGTACCGGAGTCAATCTTCGGTCCGTTCTTAATTTTGCCCGAGCAGCACAGAAGGCATTGGAACAGGAAGGCGAAGAAGATGCAGCCCTTCGGTTCGAATTGTTTGCAGATTATCTTCAGAAAGATGTTGCAAATGGTAAGCCCTTTGGGTTCACGTATAAAACGATTGGTCTGTGAAGCACGATAAATATTTTGATATTCTGCAGAAGGTGGCAGAGGCGGTCGAACCTGTAGCAAGGTGCCGCCTCGCTGCCTGCCTCGTTTATAAAAATCAAATCGTGTCTATCGGGACCAACAAGAACAAGTCCCATCCGTTTGCCCGTCGCTTTGCAAAGCATGAGGAAGCAATCTACCTTCATGCCGAGACAGACTGCATTAGAAACGCGCTCAAGCACATTAGCGTAGAAGAGCTCTCTAAGTGCAGCATGTATGTTCTCCGCGTTAAGCGACCGGATAAGAAGCCTCATAACTGGACTACGGGCATTGCTATGCCATGTGAAGGTTGCATGAAAGCAATCGCTCAGTTTGATATCAAAAAAGTCTATTACACAATCGAAGAAGGAAAGTATGAATGTCTGTAAGTTTTAAGTTTGGTGATGTTGTAGCCCTCAAGCTATCAACCAGCGAAGAAGTGATTGCTCGTTTTGAGTCAGAAACTGAGGAGACGATCCTTCTCAATAAGCCTATGTCCTTTATGATGGGACCCAATGGGGTTGGGCTCGTGCCTTTCTTCTTTTCAGCGCCAAAAGACTTCAAGGTCACTATCTCAAAGGCAAATATCATTGGCATGATGATCACACCTGATGAAAACGTTGCAAAGCAGTATCAGCGTCAGACAAGCAGTCTAATTGTATGACCCCTGAACAGGAAATTCTAGCAATCACCTCTGAGGAGTGCGCTGAGGTCATTCAGGCAATCAGCAAGATCAATCGCTTTGGTCTTGATATGGAATGGAATGGCACTGTGAACCGCGACCATCTTGCCACTGAGATCGGCGATCTTTTCTGTATGGTCGATCTTCTGGTTGAGAAAGATGTTGTGAGTCGGGATCGGATCTATGATGCTTCTATCGCTAAGAGAGAGAAACTGAAGCGTTGGTCAAATATTTTTGAAAATATTTGAATCTTTGGTTGACATTAAATCGAATAGATGATACTGTTAATTATAGGATGAATTGAAGGAGTTTGTTATGATTAAGGTTTACCAGATCCAGTTGACTGATGAAGAAATCGCTATCGTAAATCGTGGCGAATCCACTCCCCGCACTAAGGCCTACATGGACCGCATGTTCGACTCGACCTTTAAGGCTGAGAACTTTCAGTATTATGATCTCGTTGCTAACGTTGATGTTGATGGGTTCGAGCAGGCATTCCGTGCCATGAACCTCTGGCAGGACGATGTTCACTTTGATCGAGTCGAGAAGCTTGGTCGTTGCTCGTCTATGTCTGTTGGTGACATTGTAGAAGATCATGATGGTAAGCTCTACCGTTGTGCTTCGTTCGGTTTCACTGCCTTGGAGAATATTTAATGTTCATTAAGCATGACTCCGAAGGATATCATTTTACTGCCGAAGGTATCAAAACCATCGAAGATCTAAAGGGTGCTAAGTATATTGGATACTGGTGCACCAAGCGTCCTAGTGGTGGTTGGAATGAGATGCCAGTGGATGTTTTCTATGTTGAGAATCCTGATCGGGACCTAGGTCATAGTAACTACTTTGGCATGTTCCGCACCCATGACAATCGAGTGATGATCAATAATGCTGAGTCATGTTTTTCAGAACCGCTAGTAGGTGCTGTTTGTGATGATGGCGAAGTGATTGTCTCACGATATCGCCATGACTACATTGAAAAGAAGGGTGCTATGATCGATGGCGGCCGTGACTACACTCGCACCAATGGTTGTAAGACTGTTAGTGTTGAATTGAATGGCGCTAAATTTACTTTTAAAGAATAGGAGATGCTGCATGATGTTCTTTATTGGAATTGCACTAGGAATTCTTATTGGCTTTGCAGTCACATGCTCGAAGCTAGATGAATTCTGGAAAGAGGGCTTTCTGAGAGGTGAAGCCCATGGGCATATTAGGGGTTACATTATTGCTCGTAATGATGACCTTGATGAGATCATGGTTGAGCATGGTGAAGATATGGCACGTTACAAGAGGGTAACTTATGAGTGATGAATTGAATCTTAAGAAAATGCGAGATTATTTGGCGAGTCCAGAGTTTGCAGAGCTGGCTAAAATCCAGCAAGAAGCATCCGCTGCATATGCAGTTGAGTGTGATACCTTCTGGGATAATCTTCCGTATGAAGATAAACTGAAGGCATTCTACGCTGTCATTAAGCGCACTTGTCAGGCAGAACTCAAAGATGAAGGCACCTATCGTTGGGCTATCTATGACGTCTTTGGGTTTGACTTTGATGCCTATGTCATTGGTATGGAATGTGGGTATATGGACCTACACAATCGCATTATGTCTAAAGAGCAGTATGAAGAATATATGACTTCTCTGCGTAACAAAGATGGGAGTATTCAAATATGAGTATCGTGTATCCTGAAGAGCTGATGCGAGTCAAGATCAATCAACTTGAAGCAGAAATTGAATCTTGGAAAGAAATCGCTAGGAATGAAAATTCTCTGACAGAAAAGTATAAGAATGGCTATGATGCAGCTATGCGGATTGTTAAGTCTACTTACCCTGACAAGTTTCCTGACAATTACTTCATTTGTGGTGAGCTTGGCGTAAAGGATGTTAACAACATGCCTGAAAAGCTGATGGTGTGTCCTGCTTATGGCTGTGACTTCTCATACATATATGAGCGCACTGAAAAAACTACAGGACCTGAGTGGTAAAATGAAAGTAAATATTGAGGACTACCAAAGAGATATTATTCCAGTTTATCGTTGGCTACGCTCCTACGAGAGTATGCGTTCTAATGGATTTTATCTAGAAAAAAAAGATTATACATGGTATGATAAAATCATCATTGGGTTTTTTGAAAAGTTAGAAAATCTTCTTCTTCCTTTAAACAGCTGGGCAAATGATCGTAAGCGCAAGATTGAAGTTCGAGTTGATGCTTATGATCTTTGGAGCGCTGATCATACACTAGCACTTATAATTCATCCAGTCCTTGTTAAACTCAAGGAAATCAAACATGGTTCTCCTTGCGTTGATGATGAAGATGTTCCAGATCGTTTGAAGTCAACATCCGCGCCTGCTAAAGAAAATGAATGGGATACAGACAATAACCACCATGGTCGCTGGGAATATGTGCTGGATGAAATGATTTGGGCATTTGAACAGTGCACTGAACCCAATCGTAATGAAGGTCAATTCTACCACAATTCAGATCAACTGTCTGTAAGATTTATTCCTCTCACTGATGAGAAGTATGATCTTAAGGCATACAGTAAATTAGATTTCCAATATCAAAAGGATCCGACCAAGCCTGCTTATTGGGTTGATGATGAAGGAAAGAAAGCACACAATGAAAGAATTGTTAATGGAAGAAGACTTTTTGCAAAATACTACGATGCACTTTGGGATTGAAATGGAGAAAGAAATGACTGGTTTTACTATTGACTTTAATTATGAGATGGTTGATAAGATTGTCTTTAAGCAACTGCAAGACTCACGAGAAGCATTTGCTAGTGATTTAGAAATGATTAAAGGTGGCTCTCCAAGGAATATCTTTGTCTATGGCAATGATGAAGAAGATGCTGCTGAAATTCAAAAGCATATTGATGCACTTGATGTTCTACTTGAATGGTTTAGGATTCCAGAATGAGTGACTTCATCACTATTAAACGAATTGCTAGTGCAACCCGCGCTATGAATACTGCACAGAATCCTGAGTTTAAACTATATTGGGAAAATGTTGTCAATCATTTGAAAAAGCAGTTGACATTGCACTAGTAATTGCTTATACATAATATATGGAACCGAAGTACTTCCTCTGTCCTTAATGACTAGCCTAACTAGCATGGTGTCAGGATATGAAACTTCGCCCCTCGGCAATCAAGTAGTTACTGGTTGTTCGTCTGAGAGGGGGCGCTGCTTGGCGGTGCAGCAGGGGAGGGACTCGCACCCAACCGCCAACATTATCAACAACAGAAAGATATAATATGAAGAAGACTGCACTAACACTTACCGCAATCGCTTTCACCGCATGTGCCGCACCAGCAATGGCTGGCACCATTCAGGCTGAAGTTCGTTTCGCTGATCCAAGGACTGGTCGCACTCCAGATTCAACCGAATTTAAGGTTGATTATACTGCTCCGCTAGGTTCGCTGCTTAACTATGGCACCGAACTCACAGTGAAGCAAAAGGAGAATGCTGGTGCCATGAACTCACGAATTGCTGTTCGAGTTGGTCCTGCTCTTCCAGAAGTTGCCGGGTTTCATTCAGAAGCCTTTGGTGAAGTGGGTCGAAATCTAGCAGTAGGTAGCGACTTTAATTTCTGGGGTGCTGGTATCAAGACATCACATGATGTTGTGGGACCCGTGAGCGTAACTGTCGGTTATCGTCACCGCGAAGGTTTTAAGTCCGTCAATTACCTTGAAAATCGCTTTCATGGTGGCTTGGGTCTTAAGCTAACAAATGCGGATAAGGCTACAGTGACATATTATCGTTATACCGGTTCAGAGCGATATGACTCTGTGGGTGTAGGGATTACTCACACTTTCTAATCTGTAAAGTTGCCCGACCAAGGAAGCACCCCTGAGAGAAATCTTGGGGGTGTTTTTTTTAAAAAAAATGAAAATACCGCTTGACATTAAATCAAAACTGTTGTAATGTTAATTATAGGATGTGATGACGGAGATTGAAATGATTACGAAGAACCTTCTCAAAATGCTCAACGACCGGAAAGGTCCTGTGTATGTTGAGGTTTGTAACTTTGATGACGTTTACTGGATCCAGGCTGTAAAGCAGGATCTGATCAATACCATCAAGAAGAACTTTGCACCTGATGTAGAGTGCGGTTTTGAAATTGACGTTGAAGGATTTTTCAGCAAAGATCTTATGATTGAAGAAGGGAATGGCAAATGGACGGTATGATTGAATATACTACACCCGCTGGTTCGACTATTTGGTCTTCTAGCCCTTGCACTCTTGAAGAGCTTGAGCAGATTGATGCGTATGAGGCATACTATGCCACTCTTCCCGAAGCTAGTATGACGGAAGAAGAATACCGCGAATATCAAGAAGACCTTGCCGCAGATCAAGAATCTGATGGTTATGGTTGGGAACGTAAGGCGCTGGGAGGTATCTATTAATGAATTATTTTAGTTCTCGAGTGATGCGTGCTGCTGCGTTTGATTACATTAAGGCAGGCATGGCATATGATCTTTCTGATTTTGTTTCTGTTGCTGATGTAGATCCCGCATGGGAGCTTGAAGTAATTTGTGCTTACATTGATAAGCAACTCAATCTTGCTCTTGTGAAGGATTTTAAAGTAGAATATCCTAAGATGCCGGAAATTAAATAGGAGTAAGTGAAGTGCAAGTTTTTCAGGGTTCTCAAGGAGGGCTAATCAAGGCATGGATCGATGGCGTTCAGCTAGAAGATGCTGCTCGGGCACAACTCGATAACATCGCTGGTATGCCGTTTGTTCGCCCGCATTTGGCAGTTATGCCGGATGTTCACTGGGGCATGGGTGCTACTGTTGGCTCGGTTATTCCGACCAAGGGTGCAATCATTCCAGCAGCAGTCGGCGTTGATATTGGTTGTGGTATGATGGCAGTTCGCACTACGCTTACTGCTTCTGACTTGCCGGATAATTTGTTCGGTCTTCGGACTGCGCTAGAAAAGGCAATTCCGCATGGACGCACCAATGACGGCAAGCCGGGTGACCGCGGTGCTTGGGACACTGTGCCTGATGCTGTTGCTTTTCGGTTCCGTGATACTACTATGTCAATGGGACTTGAGCAGATCGTAGCAAAGCATCCAAAGATTGCTCAAGCAGCAGAACGCTCTGCACACCATCTTGGCACGCTTGGCGGAGGTAACCACTTCGTTGAGGTTTGTCTTGATGAAAATCAAGCAGTGTGGATCATGTTACACTCTGGTTCTCGTGGGATTGGTAACCGCATTGGTTCCTACTTCATCGAGAAGGCAAAGGAGGATATGCGCCGTTGGTTCATCAATCTTCCCGATCAGGATCTAGCATATCTTGTTGAAGGTTCTGAAAACTTTAACGACTACTGGAAGGCTCTTAACTGGGCTCAGAAGTTCGCTCAGATGAACCGTGAGATCATGATGCAAGCAGCCCTAAAGGCTCTTAGTGCATCTGTTCCGAAGGAGTTTGCTATCGATGAACATGCCGTTAACTGCCACCATAACTACGTGGCACATGAGCGGCACTTCGGTGAAGATCTGATGGTTACCCGTAAGGGTGCTGTTCGTATCGATCCAGACACGCTTGGTATCATTCCGGGTTCAATGGGCGCTAAATCGTTCATTGTGCGGGGTCGTGCTGGACGTGGGCTAGTTGACTCAGTATGTTCGTGTTCTCACGGCGCTGGTCGGAAGATGTCTCGCAATGAGGCAAAGAAGACCTTTTCCCTAGAAGATCACGCTCAAGCTGTTGCTGGTATTGAGTGTCGAGTTGACAAGGATGTTATTGATGAAACGCCGATGGCGTATAAGGACATTGATGCCGTGATGGCAGCCCAAGCTGACCATGTTGATATTGTCCATACGTTGAAGCAAGTTGTTTGTGTGAAGGGGTAGTTATGACCAGCGATAACTATCTTTTCATCCTTATACTTTTTCTCTTGACATTAACTGGATATCTTGTTACTGTGAATTTTATTGGTAAAGAAAAGGATTGACAATGTTAGCATGTTTGATTATGGGCGACTCTATCGCCGTAGGTACCAAGATGTTTGCTCCTAAAGAATGTGTCTCGTATTCCAAAGGTGGCTTCAATACATGGCAGTGGAATAAGCGCTGGGGTAATACAAAACTCGAAGCCAAGAAGGTTGTCATTAGCCTTGGTACCAATGACCATAAGTATGTCAACACCTTCAAGGAACTATCCAAGATGCGTTATCGCGTCAGTTCCTTGAAGGTTGTATGGGTTATGCCTCCATGCAACAGCGGCTTCTGTAAGCCTGGTGTCAATGCGACTGTCAAGGATATTGCACATAAGTATGGCGATACCATCATTTCCACGTCCTATGTTCAACCAGATCATATCCATCCTTCGTGGCGCGGGTATAAGGACATTGTAAAGAAAGCAGGTCTGTGAATATCTTTTATATTGATGAGGATCCCGTCAAAGCAGCACAGATGATGGTAGACAAGCATGTTGTGAAAATGATCCTAGAATCAGCACAACTGCTTTCTACTGCCCATCGGGTTATAGATGGGTTGCAACTAGAAGTGACTCTAGCAAAGGATGGCAAGACTCGTAAGAAAAAAGTATGGGTCCTTGATGATGAGCGTAATGATATCTTTTACAGCGCTACGCATATCAATCATCCATCTGCTATCTGGGCAAGGCAGTCAGTCGAAAATTATAATTGGTTGGTAGAACATCTTTTTGCTCTTTCCAACGAGTATACTTATCGATATGGCAAAAAGCATTTGACAATGACTAAGATGGCGTTCGAAATTCAATCGCCTCCCTTCGGTGTCAAGGACTGGGATATGACTCCTATGCCGTCTTGTATGCCAAAAGAGTTAATTATTTCTGATAATCCGGTAGATAACTATCGAAACTACTATAAATACGGCAAAGCAAATTTACACAAGTGGACAAAGCGTGATGCTCCTGCTTGGATTATCTAGGAGTAGCGCAGCCTGGTTAGCGCACCTGGTTTGGAACCAGGGGGTCGTAGGTTCAAATCCTACCTTCTAGACCAGATATGGGGGTGAGGGAAACCGGTAATCCGCGGGTCTCCAAAACCTTGAGAAGTAGGTTCGACTCCTACCACCCGCCGCCATATTAATAGCCCTCCTTCGTGGGGGCTATTTTTGTTTATCATAAATATAGTGTAATTGGGGAGCACCATGGCTGTTTTATCATACACTGACCTTGCTAAGAGAGACAATATTTCCGTATTTGTCAACCGAGTTAATTCTCTCGGTAAATTTAATTTGACTACCGATACCGGCGAACTTCTCACATGCACAGGTAAAGCAAAGTTAAAGATGGGTAATGGTTCTGCTCGGGAAATTCAATTAACTGCAGATGCGCTTTCATCATTTTTAAAAATGAAAAAGACAACAGATTACATTGAAGTTGAATGTAAGAAGGGCGCCACAGCATCTTATTACAAAATCAATAGTTTTTTCAAAGACAAAGAATTTGGCGGCGTTGCTGGTAAGTCATCAGGGCAAGGTTCTGAAAGACAAGAGCAGGGCTTGATTGAATTGCTTAATTCAGCAGCACGTAAGAATAGCCTTTGTTATGATCCCTCATTGGGTGTGAAGTATAAGATCCTTGGTGCAAAAAAGAATGAAGGTCTATCAAGCGTAGGTCAAGAGCCTTACATTGATGTCTTTATCAAAACATCTGCTAGCACAAAGCCACTAGGCATTTCGTTGAAAGGTGAAAGCGCACCTTCATTAGCAGGCGGCGGCGTTGCTGGTATTAAAGTTGTTGCACCTGAGTTGCTCACCATGATGTATGAGAAAATTGAAAAGTATCTTACCGATCAAGGATATACTGAAGGCACTCAAGTATACGCGGCTAAGATTCCTGATTTGTTTATTAAGATTCCAAAAGAATACCTGAAAAAGATTCTAGTCGGTAATGAGAAAATGGGTGGTCCCGTTGACTACATGTATGTTGGCAAGATGGATGTTGTTGGTTCTATCGGCGATGATAACAAGATAACTGTCAATGGCAAGTTCTATGATATTGATTCTTATATGAACAAGGTTGGCAATTTGTATTTTAGAATTAGAAAGCGTGACTTGCCTGCTGATGATCTCATTCAGATTAGTTTTAAGACAAAAAATAAAGAAGGTTATCCTATTGTGTTTATGACACCGAAGACCAATAAAAATAACTTCAGATTGGTTATCATTGACAAGGTTCCATCAACAGGTGCAGTATTATGAAGAAGTTTAACTCGTTCTTAGCTGAACAAAAAAACACCCATATGGAACACTTAGAGGATAATATCCTCAACGCCGGTGTTGCTGGTGCTCGTTCAACAATCAACTATCTACAGAGCCTTCGTGATATGCTTGCCGGACATGCTGCAAAGCCAATGAATATCACAGTCAAATGGGATGGCGCACCTGCTGTCTTTGCGGGCAAGGATCCTTCAGATGGTAAGTTCTTTGTCGCCAAGAAAGGCATCTTCAATAAGAATCCAAAGGTTTATAAAACTGATGCAGAAATTGACGCCGACACCTCAGGAGACCTCGCTACAAAACTCAAAATGTCGCTCAAGTATTTTTCTCAACTCGGCATTGAAAATGTTATTCAAGGTGATCTCCTTTATACTCACGATACGATTGAGCATCAAACGATAGACGGCGAGGACTATATTACTTTCCAGCCCAACACAATCGTCTATGCCGTTCCTGCTAACTCAAACCTAGGCAAGAAGATCAAGGCATCGAAGATCGGTGTTGTATGGCATACCATCTATAAGGGTGAAACTTTTGAAACAATGTCTGCTAGTTTTGGTCAGGACATTTCACCTGGATTAAAAAACATCACTTCTGTATGGCATACTGATGCTACCTTCCATGATCAATCAGGTTCTGCTACGTTGACTGCTACAGAAACGCATAATGTTACAGCACTTCTTTCACAAGCAGGTAGAATTTTTCAATCCATTCCTGCTGCAGCATTGAATGATATTTCAGATGACGAAGAACTGTTGATGCGTATCAAGACCTTCAATAACACTAAAGTTCGTGCTGGAGAAAAGATACATAATCCTACAGCCCATGTTACTGCATTGATGCACTATATTCACGGATATTATCAAAAAGAAGCAGACAAGAAGAAAACTGCTAAGGGTAAGGAAACTTATCTAGTAAAACAAAAAGAAATCCTAAAGTACTTTACAAAGCACTCAAAAGCTGATATTGTAAAGATATTCACTTTGATGAACCTAGTAGTAGACTGTAAGGATATCATCATTGGGAAATTGAACAGTGTTTCTTCGTTGAGAACAATGTTGAGAACAGCAGATGGATTTAGGGCAACAACGCCTGAAGGTTATGTTGCGATTGATCATATCGGTAATGCTGTTAAGTTAGTGGATCGTATGGAATTTAGTAAGGCGAATTTCTCGCCAGATGTGATTAAAGGATGGCAAAAATAATGATGAATGATTATGCACAGCTAATGTGTATGCGTGAGGAACTAGTTGATGGTATTGGTCCTTGGGTATGGCAGGCTTCTGATCGTGAAACTTTTAAAGGTATTAGTCGGGACTGGGAAGATTCCCACAAGGCAAAGTATCTAGAACATATTACTGACTGGAATATTTGTATTCAAGCGGGTGGTTGCATGGGAATGTATCCTCGTTTGCTATCAGAAATGTTCAACCTCGTTTATACATTTGAACCAGATCCTTTGAACTTTTTTGCCTTGGCGGCGAATTGTCAGAAGGATAACATCATCAAGATGCAGGTTGCTCTTGGTCATGAACATAAGCCTATTACAGTCAATCGTCCGTTTGATGGCAATCAAGGCATGAATACTATCAATGAGACTGAGTCGATCATTCCGATGATTACAATCGATTCTTTGAATCTACCTGATTGTAACTTCATGCAGCTTGACGTTGAGTATTATGAATTGAATGTTCTTCGTGGTGCATTGAAGACCATTGAGAAGTTCAAGCCAGTGATCTCATGTGAACTTGGTTTCATTCATTGGTTTGATCAGCAGAAGCAAGAAGGTCTTGCACATAATGGTTCAATCCTTTCTGACAATACACTTGGTGGTGATATCCTAGCATTGCTAGAACCCTTTGGTTATCAAAAAGTAGATCAATCCGCAGCGGATACAATTTATAAGGTAGTCTAATGGCAATATATAATACAGGCAACAATGCCTTTCAGTTAGCAAACAAGACTTTATTTGAAGTCAATCAAATTGCTACAGCAAATGGCAGTCTTGTAAGCAATACTAATCCGTTTTCGGTTACCGGCACTATTGTTGCAACTGAAAAAGCCGGCGATTTGTATTCTTTTAACAACCATGCAACAAATACAAATCGTGGCTGGACTATGGACGACACTATGCGTCCTGTTGTTAGTTTTAAAAATGGTAGTGCTAATACTGCAGATTTGATTGAAATCATTGAATATGAAATCGGAAACAACAATGCAAACGCAAGTACTATTGTTTATGAGTGGTATGAAGGTGATATAACTATTGCGGGAGCAGCAGTGCCCTCCTGGACTACGTTTGGTGTTCACAGTCAATATCGTGTATATCAAGACAAATATTCTTCTAATGCAGGAAATACATTTACTCCGAATGGAGCAATAATGAGACATAGCGGTATTATAATTGGTAAAAATGCCGCTGCGGATGAAGCTCCTGCATCATTGCATGGCGGAGAAACTCCAAATATGCTCACATTGTGTATGAGACGTGTTGATAATAGTACTAAATTGGATGTGTGGTTTGCATTTACTATTAAAGAACTAATTTAGATCTAAAATACAATTCTTATAAATAGATTCGTGGTAAGGGCTACGCCAAACCCACGAGATTGTAACTGATAAGCCCTAGGGAAACTCAGATGGAAAATAAGATTACTAAAGATACTAAGAAAAAGCCTGTTCTCAATCCTAAAGGCGGCAAAACTGTAACCGGTAAGCCCGCTGATACGATTGATATCTCTCCTCAAATTGAAAAACAGGTAAACGAGCAATCTCGTGGCGGCGTAGTCCTTGCTTTCGGCAGAATGAACCCACCTACAGTTGGTCATGAAAAGCTAGCGAATAAGATCCTAGCTGTTGCGAAACAATACGGTGCTAAACCTATGTTGTTTCTATCGCACTCCCAAGATAAGAAAAAGAACCCACTGGATTATGCGGACAAGATTCGCTTTGCCAAGAAGTCATTTGGCGCCATGGTTCAATCATCACCCGCAAAAACACTTATTGATGTTGCAAAGTTGGTTCAAGTTCACTACAAAGATTTGTATGTGATTGCTGGCGCCGACCGAGTCACCGAGTTTGAAACACTTCTCAATAAGTATAATGGTAAAGAGTTTAACTTCGATTCTATCAAGGTTGTATCCGCTGGTGAGCGAGATCCCGATTCTGATAGTGTCGAAGGTATGTCTGCTTCTAAAATGCGTGAAGCAGTTAAGAATAACAACTTTGCTGCCTTTAAGGGCGGATTGCCTGCACGTTTACGTTCTAGCGCCAAAGAAGTATTCGATCTAACTAAATTAGGTATGCAACTTGCTGAAGAGCTAGAAGCAGAAGGCCTTGACCTCATTGAGTCGCTATCCGTTGATCAGCGCCGCAAGCGTGCTATGATCCTACGCCGCAATGAAACTAAAATTCAAAGAGCTAAGGAACTTGCTAAGAAGCGCCTTGCTAGCAGCGATCAATTGAAAAAGCGTGCTATCAATAAGGCAAGAGATATTATTCGCCGCAAACTTGCTGGCGGTAAAGATTATCATACACTAACAACAGCAGAGAAAATTACCATCGATAAGCGGATGGAAAAGCGCAAGAGTGCTGTTAATAAATTAGCGAAACGTATTATGAACAAAGTCAAAACTGCTGAATATGAGCGACTAAAGTCATATGTCGCTGGACAGAAGGAATTGCCTGCACCTACAAATGAAGCGTTTAATCGCGCATTTGCTGAGCATGCTGCATCATCCATTCCTGCTGTTGATACAGACAGCATCATTGCTGAAATGATCCAATTAGTTTTAGATAAGTCTATTACTGAAAAAGAAACACAATCACTACACAATAAAGCCAGCAAGTCGGGTATCGCTTATGCCCTGATCGAGCAGGTATTCATTCGTGGTTTGCTAGATAGCATGGGCGACCATGCCGCAGCATTTAATCGTGTTAATGCCTTTATTGCCGGTGGTAAGACTGCAATGAATGAAGATCATGACTTGTATCAGAAAGCAAATCCAACTGATGTAAATGCTATCTTTGAAGCAAAGATGAAGGACGAGGATCCTTGCTGGAAAGACTACAAGATGGTTGGTATGAAAAAGAAGGGTGGCAAAGAAGTCCCTAATTGTGTTCCGAAAGAAGCTGCAGTTAAAGAAGATATCAACGCAGAATTTCTTGCAAAACTTGCTGATGCATTAAATGGCACACCAGGACAGGCTGCACCTTCAACAGGAACAAAGGAACGTGAAGATATCGAAAATGTTTCCCGCGGCGATGATGAAGAGCGTAAGGAAGTAGTTAATGTTCAACGTAAGAAGAGCAAGACAACTTCTATTGCCAAGCAAGCGAGTATCAAGCACGGATTAGATGAGTCATTCAAGATTGCAACTGCTGCAGGTTATAGTCAGTTTCTAACTGCTGCTGATTGCGGAATCAAAATGCAAGGTGGATTTGCTTTCCATCCTTCCGTGTTACCACCCGAAGATGAAGAAGAGGCTGATGATGATCACGTTTAAAGAATTTATCATTGAGCGCGGCGCTGATAGCAAAGGCTACTATCGCTCCACAGAAGATGGTGCTGGATTAACACCTGCAGGCGCTAAGCATTTTGGTGTTAAGACAGCTGTCACGGGTTCAGTTAAACCAGGTTCAAAGGCGGCAAAGCGCCGTAAATCATTTTGTGCTAGAATGTCGGGCAACCCAGGTCCTATGAAGGATGAGAAGGGCAGACCCACAAGAAAAGCAATGTCACTAAGAAGATGGAAGTGCAGATAATGTCAATTTTAGCTGAAACTATGAAGAAACTCCATGCCGATAACTTTGCTTTCTATTTGAAGGCACACTTTTATCATTGGAATATTGAGGATCCTGACTTCAAAGAATATCACAACTTCCTAGAAGAAATCTATACATTGGCATTTGAAGATGCTGATGCTATTGCTGAGCAAATTCGTGCTATTCAAGAATATGCGCCAGGATCGCTTTCACGCTTCAAAGAACTAACTTCTATTGTAGAAGATGACATTATTCCTGCAACGGGTCTTGCAATGTTTGAGCGCTTACTTGCAGATCTAGAGCTAGTATGTGCTAGCATCATGATTGCATATAATGCTGCCAATGATGCAAATGAAATTGGTCTATCAAATTTCCTTCAAGACAAGTATGATGCAAGACGTAAGTTAGCATGGATGCTTCGTTCAACAGTTAAGAGAAGATAATGAGCAAATATCGTTCTTTAGAGAATATCATCCGTGATGTTCTTATCGAAAAGAAAAAGATGGAAAGTGATCAAAACGACCAGATCACTGCTGGCACCTACACGACTAAATCATTTGAAATGTCACCATCTGCTCAAAGATTATATGCAGATCTACCTATCACCATTGATGCAACTCAAGCAGAGCTTGCTGCTATTAATTTAGATAAATTGTTCGATATTGAAAAACAAGTAACTGCATCAGATCAAAAGACAGATGCAATGATTGCAGCGGCGACTGATGCGATTGAAAAGATCCGCTTAGCAGCTAAAGCAATGGGTCTTGAGAAAGAACATGATGCCTTTATTAAAAAGAGTATGAATGTTATTAACGCAGGTTCAACTGAACCTGAAGAAATTGATCCTAATGCTCATCCTAGTGATATGGCAGTTTTTAACTCGCCACCTTCAGGCAATCAACCAGATCCTGCTAAAGCAAATGCACAAGGAGCTGGTGATAGAGATATAGATAACATTAAACGCTATTTGATCAGACGATCTAAGAAGGCACAGCGTAAAATCAAAATCATAGATGCAGATTAATCGGAGAGAATAAATGGACTACAATCGATTTAAAAACTTAGTACCACAAAGCCTTCTAGACACTGTCACAGAAGCGCTTAAGGGCAATCAAACAAAACTTGATGTTGACGGCGATGGTAAGTTAGAGAAATCTGATTTTGAAAAGCTACGTAAGCACAAGAAGCATGAAGCAGGTGAATCTAAGGCAAAAGAAAAAGCCGAGGATATGAAAGAAGGCGCTAAGGAAGATGAGCCTCCATTCGAAGGTCCTTACAGAAAGCCTGGCACTCGCAAAGATGAGTATGGCAATAAGGTAAAGAACGTCGCTAAGCATCTTGCTCGTAAGGCAATGAAGGCTAATGAAGGTTATATGCCTACTGCTGATGAGCCATCTGATGCCGACAAGAAAACTGCTCAGAAGGTTCGTGGTTTGCTTTCAAAAGAAAAGAAGCTTAAGAAGGAAGAAGTAGAACTAACAGAAGAAAATGTTCTAATTCATG